CGGAAATCACTGGAAATCCGGACGAAAACTGGTATACTGGAGACGTTTAGTACAGCGGAAGTGATTTGCGTCCAAGCGCCTTTTCCATAGAGTATACGATTGATGGAGAAACCGTAACAAAGTATATAACAAATGATTTTTTGGGAGGGTTGAGCTAACATGACGTTTCAAGAACTGCACAATAATCTCAAAGCACGGTGCAAGAAAGCTGCGGCGGAGGGGCGTCCGTTTGAGGACCTGTTTTCTGCGTTTCAGAGCGAAATGATCCGGCAAGGTATTGCCCTTGCGGAAAATCGGGCGGAAAAGATCTATATTTATTCCGATTTGGAAGATGGAGCGTTTACGGCGCAACCGCTTTTCCGGATCAATGGGGAATACTATACGGAAGGCGGTATAGCAAAAGCAGTAAAGGAAGGTAAAATGACGTCCTCTCTTTCAAAACAAGAGAAGAGCGATATAAGATGGACGATCATGGCCTATGCAGTTGCCGTCCGTTGGCTGTGCAGAGACTATGGAAGAGACATTCCGACTGTGATCAAACTCATTTACGATGCCAAAACCCGCCAAGTGAGAGCGCAATACGGCTACGAGCGGTTGAAATCTTTGAGCGAATACGACGATAATGCCCGCTGCCGCATGTGGTTCGATGAAATACGGGCAAAGAATCTGTAAAACCAAATCACCGCGCTGCGCCGCCGGAGGGAGACCCCCCGGCGGCGTTTTTCGTGCAGATGGGGGGAAAAAACTATAAAAGCGGTTTGCGAATATGTTGGAGAAGTCGGAAATCACTGGAAATCCGGACGAAAACTGGTATACTGGAGACGTTTAGTACAGCGGAAGTGATTTGCGTCCAAGCTCTTTTTCCATAGAGTATACGATCGATGGAGTGGAATACAGCAAGCATATTACAAAGGACTTCTTAGGAGGACTGGGGTATGAAATACGGTGAACTGGAAAAAAACCTGAAAGCCCGCAATAAAAAAGCCGCGGCGGAGGGGCGGCCGTTTGAGGATCTGTTTTCCGCGTATCAAAGCGAAATGATCCGGCAGAGCATTGCCTATGCGGAAAACCGTGCAGAAAAAATTTACATTTATTCCGATCTTGAAGAAGGCACTCTTATGGCAAGACCTGCGTTCCGCATTGATGGAAAATTCTATACAGACAATGATTGGGACAGAGCTATACGCGAGGGAAAAGAGTCATCTTCGCTGACCAAAGAAGAAAAAAGAGACATAAGTTTAACGATCCTTTGCTATTCTTATGCCGTCCGAGAGCTTTGCGTACAGTATAAAAGAGCAGTGCCGACCGTGATTAAGCTCATTTACGATGCGAAGACCCGCCAAGTGAGAGCGCAATACGGCTACGAGCGGTTGAAATCTTTGAGCGAGTACGACGATAATATCCGCTGCCGTATGTGGTTCGACGAGATACGGGCAAACAATCTGTAAAACCAAATCATCGCACCGTGCCGCCGGAGGATTTCCTCCGGCGGCTTTTTTGTGCTTGGCATTATCACGGAGCGTGTGCAGCCCGGGCGCGGGAAATGGCAAAAGAGCAATTTGCGTTAGCGAAAGACCATGCATATTCAATGGATACACGATTCGTGAAAAACGACGAAAAAGCTGCCATTCACGAACCGTGTTTCTATGCTACCATTAAATCACCGTAAGGGAATACGCGGGCCGGGGCGAACACCGGCGGAAAGGAGTCCGAGATGGACGAAAACGAAAGATCGGAAGAGATCGGGGAGGTCGTGCCTCCCGTGGAGGACGGCTCGGCGGAGCAGAGGGACAGCGCTCCCACGCCGCAGAGCCATGAGGACAATCGCCGATTCCAGGCGGCGAGACTGGGGGGCGAACGCGCCGGATACGAGCGGGCGATGCGCGAGCTGGCCGGGCGCGAGAGCGAGCGGCGCTCGCGCGAGGAAGAGCAGAGGCGCTTTATCGCCGAGGACGCGCGCGAGTTTGCCCGCCGGTATCCGGAGGCGGATCTCGCGGGGCTGGACGCTTCGGAGAGCTTTCGCCGTTTCTGCGGCAGCCGCTACGGCAGAGAGCCGCTGAGCGAGCTGTATGCGGATTATCTGGAGGTTGCCGGCGGCGCGCTGCGGGCTGCGCAGGCGAGAAGGGAAAGCCGGGCTGCACGGTCTACGGGCAGCGGCGGCAGCGGGGCCTATGAGGCGCTCAACGCCCGGCAGCAGTCGGAGCTGGACGCATGGAACCGGGCATTCCCGCAGATGAAAATGTCGGCTCGCGAGTATCTGAGCCGAAACAAATGAACGGGAAAGGAGACAAAACATGAGACCCATCCAGAATGCGGGCGGCGAAGAGACGATCCGTGAGCGCAGCTACCCGGTGGCAAAAGCCACCGCGATCACCGCCGGACAGGTGGTGCAGCTTTCCGGAGGCAAAGTCGTTCCGGCGGCTGCCGCGCAGACCGCTGCCATTCTCGGTATCGCCGGAGAGGACCACAGCGGCACGGCGGACATCCTCAATCCGCGCGCGGACGGGGACGAGATCCTCGTCTGCGATAATCCGGGGCTGCTCTTTGAATGTCCCGTGCCGACGATCAAGGCCGCGAGCGGCAGCGCCGCGACGCTCGTTCCGGCAAGCGGGGATATTGCTGCCGGCGCGGCGGACGACGCCTACAACGCCGCGGTGCTCGTACTCAAAAGCAAGGCCGCGGGCAGCAGCAACAGCGATAAGCCCGGCACGCGCCGCGCCGTGACGGACTATGCGAAGAGCGGCACGGTGCTCACGCTTGAGACCGGCGGCACACCTGCTGCCGGGGACGAGTATGAGTTCTACCCTGCGCTCGGCAGCACCGTGTGCGCGCTCAACGCCAAGGCTACGGCGCTCGTTGTGAGCGCGACCGGCGCTACGGCAGTGCGATGCATCGGCCACGATTATGAGCGTCACACGATCCGCTGCATCGCCGCGGCGCATACGCTCGCGGCAAAATCCTGAAAAAAACAAATTTAAAAAGGAGATCAATGAATCAATGAGCAGCACTTTCAAAAACTGGACCAGCGACAACTATGCGTTCGTCGGCAAGGCGTTCGACTTTGCTTACGCCGACCGCCTCAACAAGCTCTCGCCCATCGTGGGCGAGGTGAACGCCAAGAGCATCGACTACGAGCTGACCGGCTCCGGCGGCTACGGCGAAGCGCCCCGCTACGACGGCGAGAATCTCAACGAGGGCAGTCTCAAGCGCGGCTTTAAGACCGTGATCACGCCGGTCGAGTACACGCTCTCCATCCCCGTCGGCTACAAGGAGGCCAAGGTGGACAAGATGGGCGAGACCAAGAAGGTCGGCACGAAGCTCGGCGACAGCATGGCGCTCACCGTGTATCTGCACGTTCTGCGCATGTTCGCCAACGCCTGGAACACCGACGGAAAGCACAACGGCGGCGACGGCGTGAGCTGGGCCAACGCCGCGCACCCCGTCGCCTCGCGCGGCTCCTCGGGCCGAACGTTTGTGGCCGATACCGACGCCGGTACATACTCGAACATCTCCACGGACGCCTTCTCCGTTTCCGCCATCACGGCGGCGCAGGCTCGTGCCAACCGTTTTCTTACGCCCGACGGTATGCCGTTCCTGTGTGACTTTGACACGGTGCTCATTGCGCCGGAGCTCGAAGAGAAGGCGAAGAAGATGTTCGGCGAGAACGCCCGACTGATGCCTGCCGCCGATCCCGAGAGCGCCTACAACGCCGCAAACCCCGTGTACGGCATGCGCTACATCGTTATGGGCGGCGGCGCGGACGGCTTTACGAGCAAGCAGTGGGCGGTGTGCGACCGCCGATTAATGAAGGAGCTTGTGAACATCGTCTATAACACGCGCCCGACGGTGATGCAGTCGCCGCAGGACAACCCGCTGAAGGATCTTTACACCGCGTATGCCGACTTCGGCGTGGGCTGGGGCGACGCGCGGCAGATCATCTTCGGCGATCCGGGCTGACGCTTCAAACAAACCCTCGACGGGCTTTGCGAACCCCTCCGTCAGCCTCCGGCTGACACCTCCCCTGTTAGGGGAGGCAAGGGGGGGAGCGGGAGCATATGAGGGAGAAAGGAAACGAATATGATGAAGATTGACCGCGTGCTCGCCGTTGCGGCGGGCACGAAGGAGACGAGGGTGGACTGCCACTGTCAGACCGTCGTTGTATCCAACAACAGCGCGAATGTAGCTTACATCGCGCCGTTTGACCCGAACAAGGCGCTGACAGCCGCGGCGGGCTTCCCCATTCCGGCCAACACGGTGCTGCAGGTGCCGTTCGCCGCCGGAGAGCTGGCGGTCGTAGCCTCGGCGGCATCCACGGACGTGCGCTTTTTGCTGCTGGACTGAAAGGAGAAACGGTATGGATAACTTCTGGAAGGCCATTGTGACCGCGGCAGCCGCGGCGCTGATGGCGTACTTCAAGCAGCTCGTTGTTCCGGTGGCGGTGCTCATCGCGGTGATGATCTGCGATTACGTCACCGGCATGACGGCGGCGTGGATGAACAAGGAGCTTTCGAGCCGCAAGGGCATTCAGGGCGTGATCAAGAAGGTTTTCTACCTGATGATCGTCGCCGTGGGTATGGGGGTTGACTACCTCATCACGATGCTCGGCGGCAAGCTCGGCGTACAGCTCGATGTGAATTTCGTTGTAGGTCTGCTGGTGATCGTGTGGCTTATCATTAACGAACTCATCTCCATTCTGGAGAACAGCGGGAAGATCGGCGTGCCTATGCCGGACTTCCTCATGAAGCTGCTGGACCGCCTGAAGCAGACCACCGAGAAAAAGGCGGAGGTCGAGGAAGCTCCGCCGGATAACTGATTATGTGAGGGAAACAGGGCGGGGTGACTCGCCCTGTTTTCGGTAAAAAGGAGGAAACGATATGACGCTCGGAGAAGCGAAAAACAAGGTATACATGCTCCTCGACGAGCACAGCGCGGGCGGAGAGATCGAGCACGACGAGGACATCGAGAAGAAGATGACGGCGTTTTTCGACATGGCGCAGAAGACGCTCGCGCAGATCAGGAAGATCCTCCGGGAGGAGGTCATTGTCCCAACGTTGGGAAAAACCGTCTACGCCATGCCGGAGAATTTCTACTCGCTGTACCGGATATGGGCGGACGGGAAGAATGCGACACGGCGCTTCCGGTGGATGGGCGGAAAGCTCGTCATTCCGGAGGGGTACGCGGAGGTGACGGTAGAATATTTCGCCATGCCGCAGACGATCCCGCAGGACGCGCCGGACAGCTACGAATTTGAGATCGCGCCGGACGCCTGCGAGTGCATGCCGTATTATGTGGCGGCGCAGCAGCTCCTCCCCGATCTCGTGATGGACTACGGGGCGATGCTGCAGATGTACAACTATCAGGTGTCGCTTCTCAGGACGACGCAGCCGGGCGAGAACCGGCGCATCGCACAGAGCCTTTTCCGGGGGTAAGCCATGGCGAAGAAAACAGGGGTAAGCATCCGGCAGAGCGTATATAAAACGTTCCGCGGCGCGGACTTTTCCACAGACCCCTCTCTCGTGGATTATTCCCGCAGCCCGCTTTGCACGAACATCGTGGCGGACGGCGGCGGGATGCCGCAGAAGCGGCTCGGCTGGCGGAGGCTCTGGCAGAAGGACAAGCCGGTATACGGCCTGTTCGCCGGAAGGTTCGACGGCGCGGAGAAGAAGCTCGCGCACATCGGCACGGCGCTCTACGCCTGGGACGACACGACCGAGCCGACGGAGATACTCACGGGACTGCCGGAAAGGCGCTCACGCGCCGCGTATCTGGCCGGAAAGCTCTGGATAGTAACAGGGGCGGGGTTCTACGTATACGATGGCACAGCGGCGCACAGGGCCTCACAGAACGCCTACGTCCCGACGACCGTTATCACGCGCAGTCCAACGGGCGGCGGGCAGAGCTATGAGAACGTCAATATGCTCACGCCGTACCGGAAGAACGCCTTCCAGACGGACGGCACGGCGACGGACTTTCAGCTTGACGGAGACATCGACGCGACCGGCACGGTGCGCGCATGGGTGTTCGGCGAGGAAACGACGGCGTTCACGCTCGACCGCGAGAAGGGCATCATAAAGATGACCACGGCTCCGGCAAAGCCGACGGCCGGTTCGGAGGACGGGCTGGTGGTGGAGTTCCCGCACACGGTGGCGGGATACACCGACCGCATCGACAAGTGCACGATCATCACGACCTACGGCATCGGCACGAACGACCGCGCGGTGCTGAGCGGGAACGAGGAGCTCCCGAATGTGGACTGGACAAGCGGGATGAACGATCCGACGTACTTCCCCGATCTTCTGTACAACGAGGTCGGGAGCGAGGCCACGGCGATACTCGGGTACTGCCGTCTCGGAAAATCGCTCGGCATCGTGAAGGAGGACAACGGGCAGGACAGCACGATCTATCTCCGCACGGCGGAATTGCAGGACAGCGAGATCGCGCAGCCGCAGCAGCAGGCCGTGGCGGGCGTCGGCTCCATTGCGCCGGGGAGCTTCGCTTCCCTGCTGGACGATCCGCTGTTCCTCTCCCGCAACGGGGTAATGGCTGTGGCGACGAACAGCTACACGAGCGAGAAGATCACGCAGGGCCGCAGCTTCTATGTGAACAACAGGCTCAACGACGAGCCGGAGCGGGAAAAGGCCGAGGCGGTGATATGGAACGGCATGTATATGCTCGCTCTCCCGAACGGCCACGTTTACGCGCTGGACGGGCGGCAGAACAAGACGTACCGGAGCGCGGCGCTCGGCGACTATGTGTACGAGGGCTACTACTTTGAGAACATCCCTGCCGCCTGCTGGCTCAACCGGAGAGCGGGCGCGGAGGAATCGCTGTACTTCGGCACGGCGGACGGGCGGATCTGCAAGCTAAACACGGACATCGAGGACATGAGCCGCTACAGCGACGACGGCGCGGCCATCTCCGCGGTGTGGGCGACGAAGTACGACGACGACGGCACGCCCGCCGTGCTCAAGACGCTTTTAAAGCGCGGCTGCTGCGTGACGATCAAGCCGTATGCGCGCTCGAGCGCCGAGGTGTATATCCGCGCCGACCGCACCGGCGGGCACGAAAAGAAGGTCGCCGGAAAGCCGATGGACATTCTGGACTTTTCCGACATCGACTTTGAGCGCATCACGTTCAACACGGACGAGAGCCCGCAGGAGATCTTCCTCAACCGCAAGGTGAAGAACTACAAGAGATTGCAGATCATCGTCCGGAACCGGGAGCCGAACGAGGGCTTCGGCATATTCCAGATCACAAAGCATTATGTGACGGGCAATTACGCGAAGAGGTGAAGACATGAGCATACAGGAACAGAAGATCACGGAAGCCGCCATCGCCGCGAACGGCGTGCAGAGCCGGCCCGACAAGCTGACCGGCACGGCGGCGCAGAACAAGAAGGTATTCGACGCGCTGGTGACGGCGGTGGTGAAAGAGCGCTTCAACGCACTGCTCGACGAGCTGACCGGCACGACTGCCGCGGCGCAGCTCGGCATCACGACGATCCCAGGCTTTTCGGCGGGCAATGTCCAGACGGCGCTTGAGCAGATCGTACAGGCGATGCAGGACGTGACGCAGGGCAGCGTTGCGGACGGGAGCATCACACTGGCAAAGCTCGCCGCGGAGGTGACGGCCATCGCTCTCGGCGGCGCGGCGGCGAGCCATACGCACGGCGCGGGAGATATAAACTCCGGCGTTCTGGACGCGGTGAGGATCCCGGTGCTGGACGGCACGAAGCTCGGCGCGGGAAGCGTCGGCACGGCGCAGCTCGGCGCGGCGGTGGTGACGACGGAGAAGCTCGCGGCGCTCTCGGTGCTCGCAACGCACATCGCGCAGGGCGCAGTGACGGCGCAGAAGATCGCACCGGGCGCGGTGACGGCGGAGAAGATCGCGGACAAGACGGTCGGCGTCGCCCAGCTGACGAACGACGCGCGCTTCGGCACCGAGCTCGCCATCAGCACGCCCGGCTCAACGCCCGATCTCGCGTGGGGAAACGCCCTCGTCTGGGTGTGGGGAACGTCCATGACGATCAAGCTGACCGCGGAGGTCTCGGCGCTGCTGCCGCCGAACTGGCAGACGCGGCTTTTTGCAAACGACCCGTTCACCTTCGAGTGGGAGGGCATCGGAACGCCGGTCAACGTCGCCAAGGGGCAGACGGAGAGCGCGACCGGCTCCATCGCCGTGCCGGCAAAAAAATACATCGACCTCAAGAAAATCAGCGACAGCATCTGGATCATCTCCGGAACATACGCCGAGCGAATGATCTACACCGGGACGAGCGAAACGCCGCCTGCCGGGTGGCAGCCGGGCGACATATACCTACGGTATTCTGTGTGAGGTGAGCGGAATGGGAACGTTCAGCACTGTAGCGCCGACAAACGTCGTCGGGTGGAGCGCGGAAGTATCCGGCGAATGGATCAATATGTACAACCAAGGAAAGTACGGTTACTCCTATAAGTCGCAATGCGCCGTGACCCGCCTTTCCGACAACTCCATATGCGTCCGTATCAAGATGTGGTCCAAGGCGATCATGAGCTGGGGACCGGCGAACAAAGCAGCGTATGGCCCGTGGGGCAACAATGGCACGGAAAACGAGTTCGGCCCGTTAGAATCATACAACTACGGCAGTGATGCTTATGTGGCGGCAACGTATTACTACACGCTTCCGGCGTCCTATAGGGGTGAGACGGTAACTGCCGGAATGACCAGCGGGCACAGACCGACTTCGGCGAACAGCCCGGTCACTCTTACCGTACCGGAGCCGGTCGGCGATGTTCTGTATTTGAACGTGAACGGCTCGGCAAAGCAAGTGACGCGCGTTCTGCTGAATGTCAACGGAACGGCAAAAGAAGCCCTTGTCAAAGCCAATCCATAAGGAGAAGAGAAATAGTGCTCACAGTGGACAAGTATAACACCATACACCTGACGCGCGGCGACACGGCGCGGTTTGCCATCGGTCGTGTCGTGAACACCGTAACAAAGACGAACTACACACCCACAACGGAGGTAACGTAATGACAGAAACCGAACTTCGACAGAAAGTCGTGTCCACCGCTCTCGCGTGGCTGGGGACGCGCGAGTACAGCGCCAAGCATCAGGAGATGCTGGACATCTACAACTCCCAGCGCCCGCTTCCCAGGGGCACGCGGATGCTCGCCTCGTGGCCGTGGTGCGCGGCGTTCGTGTCCACGGTCTCCCTTCAGTGCGGACTGCGCGACATCATGCCTACCGAGTGCGGCTGCCCCGGCATGGTTCGACTCTATCAGGAGCTCGGGCGCTGGGTGGAGGACGATGCCTATATCCCGTCTCCGGGCGATGTGATTTTTTACGACTGGCAGGATACTGGGTACGGCGACAATGCCGGCCAGCCCGACCACGTCGGCATCGTGACTGCCTGCGACGGTCAGACGATGACCATCATCGAGGGCAACTGCGACAACGCCGTCAAAACGCGCAGTCTTGCCGTGAACGCCCGCTTCATCCGAGGTTACGGCGTTCCCGACTTTGCGAGCAAAGCCGACGACGCAGAGCCGCAGCCTGAACCGGCACCGGCACCGACGCCGCAGCCTGAACCGGAGAAGCCCGCCGAGGAGACGACGGTTGACCCGTTCATCACCAAAACGGCCAGCGAGGTCATCAACGGGAAGTGGGGAAACGGACAGGCTCGCAAAGACGCGCTCGCCGCATGGTTCATTAAAACCGTGCAGGACGAGGTAAACCGTATCTTGGGGGTATAACATGAGAAAGAAGAGACAGAGCAATGAGCGGGTGATCGTCGGGTACGACTACTCCACCCGCGAGATGCGCGAGGAGACGGCGGACGCGCTGTTCCGCCGGGCGAAGAACGCCCGCACCGCCGTGGAGATCGAGTGGGAGAAGTGCAACGACTACTACAACGGCATCCACGACGCGACGAAGGAGATGGTCGAGTACTGCCGGGCGAACGATGTTCCGTGGATCCCGGCGAACATGCCGGATCCGTACATCCTCGTGGAGACGCAGATCAACCCGAACGTGCCGGAGCCGGAGTTTCGCGGGCGCGACGACGATCTCGACAGCGCCAAGGCGAAGCAGCGCGAGTTTGCCGTGCGCTACATCATCGAAAACAACCGGCTCTCCGATATGAACACGCGCAACGAGCGCCGGCTTCTCAAGCTCGGCGATGCGTTCTGGAAGGCGTACTGGGACCGGGACATGCGCTGCGGCGTGAACGAGGGCGACATCCGCATCCGGGACATTCCGACGGAGGCCATATTCCCCGACCCGGCCATCCGCGACGGCGGATTGCAGGACGGGCAGTATGTGGACTATGTCTACACGATGCACAAGGTGAAGTTCTGCCAGGTGTTCCGCCGCGAGCTGGAGGAGCTGGGACTGACGGCGGACGACATTCTCACGGAGGACTACGTTTCCCGCACCGGCGTATTCGATCTCACGACGGCCATCAACGAACTGGACGACACGGTGCAGGTGCTCGAGCACTGGTTCCGGCAGCCGTGCGACACGGAGGAGGACGGCGAGAGAGCGCCCGCCGGAGCGGTGGCGTGCTCGATCCTCGCGGGAGGGCGCGAGCTGCGGTACATCCCGAACTACTGGAAGCGCACATGCAAGCAGAACAGTCTCTTCCCGTTCGTGCATTACTGGCGCATTCAGGACGAGAACCGCTTCTGGAACAAAAGCGAGCTCATGCCGATACTCGAGCTTGTGGACGCGGCCGACCGGAAGCTCGCCATGAGCATTCTGAACGACACGTTCCTTGCAAACGATATCATCCTCGTGGAGGACAGCGCGCTTGCCGACGGCGAGGAGTTCACCAACGAGCCGGGCGCGGTGATCCATCTCAAGCAGAACCGCATGGGCGGCGTGCAGCGGCTCGGCGGACTGCAGAGCATTGCGAACGGCGCGATGGGCGTGGAGTTCTTCAAGAGCCAGATCGAGCGCGCCAGCCGAAACTACGACATCAATCAGGGAAAAGAAACGACAAAGGTCACGACGGCGACCGGCCTTGCGATGATGCGGCAGGACGCGCAGAGCCAGGCGGACATCAAGGGCGCGGACCGCGACGCCGGGTTCGAGCGGCTGTATGAGCTGCTCGACTGGCTGGCGCTCGAGTTCTTCGACGACGATAGGATGCTGTTCATCGGCGCGGACGAGATGAAGGACCGCACGCCGCAGGCAATGCCGTTCAACGCCGACAGCTTCACGGCGGTCATGCCGAAGGTGCTGGACGGGGCCGGAAACGTTGTGCGCGAGGAGTGGCAGTACTTCCCGCGCGTGGACGTGACGATCACGGCGGGCGACAGCATCGCCCACGGCAAGGCGCAGACGCTGCAGGCGCTGCAGGCGCTCACGCAGAGCCAGATCACGGCGGAAAACTGGAAGCTGTTTGCCGCGCAGCTTGAGCTCATCGATCTGCCGGGCAAGCAGGAGATCATCAACGAATGGCAGCAGAGGTTCGCCGTACCGGCTATGCCGGAATCCGCCGGAGGCGGCGGAGCGGGAGCGCTCGGCGAGGCGGCCGCCGGCGGAGCGATACCGGGGGCGCAGACGCTGCCGCTGCTGGGAGGTGCGCCGACGGCATGAAGTGTCCGAAATGCGGCATTGAGATGACGAAAAAGAACGCGGCGGAATGGGAGTGCCGCAACCCGAAATGCGTTCGGTATCAGGGAGGAAAGAAGAAGGATGGCTAAGTTTTGGGATTGGGTGAACAAGCAGGCCAACAAGCAGCCAACGACCGGGGACGAGCTGCTGTACGCCGATGCGCTGAAAAACCAGGAGGCGAGAAACGCTGCGAATAACCAGTACGCCGCGGCTGCCGCAGCGGCGAAAAGCGGGAGTGCGAACAGCTCGTCTCTGCAGGGGACCATCGATCCCGACCGGACGGGCGCAGCGGCGCCGCCGCGAAAAGGGCTCTATGACCAGACGGGCATGAACGCGACGGCGGCGAATGCGGCAAGCGGAGCGATAACCGGCGCTATGGCCGGAGCGGGACGCCTGCCGAACCAGAACGGAACGCGGCAGCCGACCACGACGCCGACGCAGCCGGGCACGTCCGGCGGCGGCAAGGTGACGTACATCGACCCCAACGGCGACGCGCAGAAGGGCACGACGGAAGGAACGCCGGAGGAGACGCCGGGCGAGCCGCAGCGGACGTATCTGGACGAGCTGCGCGACCAGTACCAAAAGATGTACGACGACGCGGTGAAGGCCAACAACGACGCGGCGAAGGCCGCCGCCGAGCGGGCGCTCGCGCAGGCGGAGAAGGGCGTCGGCGAGCTCGGAGACCAGTACGGCAGTCTCAACAAACAGCTCTACCGCGACTACATGGAATCGCTGCGCGTGCTGCCGCAGGAGATGGCAGCGAGAGGCTACAGCGGCGGCATGAGCGAATCGGCCAGGCTGGGGCTGGATACGGCCTACGGCGAGCGGCTGAACGAGAACGAAGCCGCGCGTATCGCTGCCATTATGCAGCTGCGGCAGCAGGGCGCGGACGCAGAGTATCAGGCGAACGCCGCGCGGGATCAGGCGAACGCGCAGGCGCAGCAGAATCTCTACGCGAACATGATGAATCTCATTCTTCAGCAGCAGCAGGACGCCGCGACGAAGGCACAGAACATGGCGCAGTACGGCGACTTCTCCGGTTATCTTGGGCTCGGCTACACGCAGAGCGAGATCGACCAGATGCAGAAGGCGTGGATCGCGGCGAACCCGGAGCTTGCGCGGACGCTGGGGTATGTCAAGACGCCGGAGCCGGTGTACAGCTCTTACAGCGGCGGCGGCGGAAAAAACAACACACCGAGCGCTGAGCAGAAGGCGAACGGAAGAGATCTTCTGAACGAAGCGATACAGCTTAAAAATGGAGGGACACCGTACAGCCAGATCGCCAAGGCACTCGACGAGGAAGCTGCCGCGGGAACGATCACGACGGCACAGGCGGAAGCGGCAAAGCGAGCGGCGATAAGCAGCGGGCTGGACAACGCCTATGCGTCGATGAAGAAAAACACAACGCAAAAAGGCCCCGTCTCCGGAGGGAGACTGATCACTGAGGGCGACTTTTACAGCCAAATTCTCGGAGGTAGAAAATGAGCCTTACGGAAAGAATCTACGGAAAAGAGACAGCCGGAAAACCGGCTGTCTCTTCGGACACTCAGAAGAACCTGTATACTGCGGCGGCGAATAAAAAGCCGTCGCTCGCAAACCGCATTGCGCAGAACGGCGGGCAGCCGACGCTCTACGCTGACGCCGCAGCAAAGCAGAAGCCTTCGCTTGCAAGCCGCATCGAAGCCAACGGCGGGACACCATACGCCGACGCGGCGGCGCAGATGAAGAGCGGGAATGCGGCGAAGGGCACGAGCGTCGTTTTCAACAGCGTGTACGGAAAGGCGGATGACCGGGCGAGCTCGGCCGGCTCCGGAAAGTATGCCGATATTCTCAAAGCGAGCGACTATACCGAGCTTTCCAAGAGCGGCGAGAGCAAGAGGAAGCTCTTCGGCGACGCCCGGTATGATTACATCAACAACATCGGGAACTTCCGCGCGCAGTCCGACGTGCAGCAGGTGCAGGGACGCGGGCAGGACTACGGGAAATACGCCTTCATGACCGATGATGAGATCGGCGTATACAACTACCTATACGCTACGCAGGGGAAAAAAGCGGCGAATGCCTATCTGAGCGATCTTGAGCCGGAGCTGGATAAGCAGTGGTACACCGGCGCGAACCGGGCGACGACGGAGGCGCTCGGAAAGAACGCGGCGACGCGGACGCTGGCAAGCGCCATGACCGTTGCGGCGCAGCCTACCCGGACGATCACAAGCATGATCGCCATGGCGGACGATGCGGTGCGCACGGCGAAGGGGCAGGAGATCAACCCCTATTCCAAGTGGCGGCAGGCGAGCAACATCACGCAGGATCTCCGCGCCGACACCTCGCAGCACATCGAGGAAACGAATCCGGGGATGGGCGGCAAGGTCGGGAGCTTCGTCTACAACACGGCGATGAGCGCCGCGGACAGCGCGATGAACGCGCTTGTCGCCAAGGGAATCGGCGAGGCCGTGGGGCTTACCGGCGACACGCTGATGAAGGCGACGAACATTCTCGGATCGGCGCTGATGAGCTCGGAGGCGGCTTCCCTGTCCATCGCCGAGAGCAAGGAAAAGGGATACTCCAACGCCGGAGCGCTGGCGCTCGGTCTGACGCGCGGCGCGATCGAGTACGCCTCGGAGGCGGTCGGCGGCGAATGGGTCATCCGAAAGATCAAGGCAAACCCGCTGAGCTTTGTGAAGAGCATGGCACTCACGATGATCCCTGAGGGCATGGAGGAGGTCATGTCGGACGCGGCGAACGGCGTGGTTAACCTTGCGATCGACGCGGCGTTCGGCACGGAAGAGAGCGGGATCCCGAAAATGCTCGAATACTACCGGACCAGCGGCACGGAGTGGCAGAAGAAGCACGCGGAGCTTGCGACCGTGCTTGCCGTTCTCGGACAGGAGGGGCTTTCGTTCCTCGGCGGCGCGCTGGCAACACTGGGGTCGAGCAGCGTGCAGTACAGCACGAACCGCGCGAACATCAATCAGACAGCCGAGCGGCTGGACACCACGCCGAAGAACGTTGTGCAGATGATGCAGGACGCGCAGACGGAAAACCCCGGCGTTATATACGCACTGGCCGAGCTGACCGACGCGGAGAACGCCGACGATCTCCGGCAGAAGATCGGCACGAAGGAAGATATGAAGCGCGCGGCGGAGTATCTGACGAAGCAGATGGAGGCAGGCGGGCATTCCGGCACGCAGGAAGGTGTTTATACTGCCGGGGTGCAAAACGCGCCTGTGGGCGCGCAGAGGGCGCAGAACGAAGGAATCAGCACGACGCCCGCGGCGGCGATCAACATTCAGGAGGGAATGAACAATGGACAGAGTACTTATCAGGGACGAGAAAACGGGTCTTATGATCTCCGTACCGGCGGACAAGCTGCCGCAGAAGGAGGAGCGCAAGCTCTCGCCGGAGGCCGAGCGGAAATTCCGGGAGGCGTGGGAGCGGACGCGCAGGCGGATCTACGGCAAGTAACTCCGGCGCAGCTCGGCATCCGAAACGGCGGCACGGAGGCCGTGACCGTCGTGGACGCGCGGAAGCTCGGCGGGGACGCGGCGCGAGCGTATAATCTTCTCGCGGCGAACAATATCGAGCCGGTCGCGGTGCGCGGAGCCATTCAGGTGAACAACGGCTACGCGAACGCCTATACCGAGAGCGGGAGGGTGTTCTTCCGCGTGGACGCCGTGGACAGCCGCGGCAACGCCATCAGCCCGGAGGCGCTGGTGCGGCACGAGCTGTTCCACAACTACATCTCCGAGGAGGTTTTGCAGGCGTCGGACGAGGTGATCCGCGAGAGCATGACCGCCGAGGAATACGACGCGATGTATGAGAGCTACCGCGACGCCTACGCGAGCATTTACGATTTTGAGAACATGAGCGAGGACGAGATCGAGCGGCTGCTCACCGAGGAGATCGCGGCGGACGCTTACGCGGGGCTGAACTGGTTCTCCGGCGACGCGCCGGTGCAGGAGGCCGTGCGCGCCGAGACAGAAAGAAACGCCCCGGCCCGGAGGGCAGAGGCGCAGCAGGAGACGACGGGACCGCCGGGCCGAACGATGGTTGAGGTGGCCAGAGAAAGCGGAAACATACAGCGGAACAACATTGAATATTCCGACGAAGCCGCACGGAACGCTGCGCAGAAGGCCCTGCACGATCGTATGGTCAGCGAGGGCAAAACGCTTGACTTGACCGAGAATCGAGAGGCAGCTTCGCAGTATTTCCCGAATCTTCGTTCTATGCCGAAAGCGGAAAGAACGGCGATTCTTCGAGAAAAAATCCAGACACTCAAAAACGATCTTCGCACATATCTCAATCAGCTTAAAGGCGTGAACTTCGAGTTTGAGATCAACGGCAACACTATCGAGGCAACGGTTTATAACGCCGGGGTTAAGGAGGTCTTGCAGAATCTCACGCAGGACAAAGCTGGTATGCTATCAGCGAGTGAGGAAATATTCCGAAATGCGGAATACCTTTACAGCACGCAGGATAAAACAGGAAGTCCAAACGTTACCGGTTGGGATTACTTTTATGTTCCAGTAAAGATTGGCGGCGATACCGTAGGAGTGCGAATTGCGATAAGAAATATGGCGTTCCCGACAGAAAGCCAAATCTACAACTGGGGCATAAAAAGAGAGGACACGTCTTTGGACGGTGTTGGACTCATGCCCGGAGGCAGAACTTCCGCCGATGTCTCATCAGACGTATCCTCTACGGCTACTATACGCCAGACGGAGGGGAATAGTCAAGAAAAATCTTCCGGCAGGGCGAGCATCGTGGTTCTTCCGGACGGGAAAAAGTACGTGCAGGCTGACCGTCAGGTGATCTTCGGGGACGACCCGGACAGCTGGGCCGACCAGATCGAGGGCTACATCAACCGGAAGATACGTAACGGCGAGGACGTGATCCTCACGACGGATTCCGGGGACGTGCTGAAGATCACGGAGGACACCGCCGGGAAAGCGAGCTTTCGGAACTATGTGCGAGACGCGAATGGGAGACTTCGACCGCTTACAGACGCCGAATATGAAACCAAGCTGAACGCGGAAGCACACATTGACGAGCTGGTGAAGATATCCGAAAAAACATCCGACAGGGCTAAACCGGACGAAATCGGAAGAACGGGGACGCCGATACACGGTGACTTCGCAAAAAATGGATGGTACTACCGGCGCGCATGGTTCTGTGACTTCGATGGGACGTATTATCAGGTGACAATCTCAACTCCCGACGGCATAAACGGGGTAGTTGTGTATAACGTCGGACAAATAGAAAGAAGAAGCCCTCCCAGTTTTAATGGCTCTTCCAATTCCGTTGACGAAACTGGCGCTCGTAGGGGAAAG